AGCACGCCCTCGAGAAACGAGGCCGTAGCGGGCCCGAGAAGTTTGGTTAGGCGCACGAGCATCGATCGGCCTGCGCGCGCGCCGAGCAGTGTCACCAGATACCGATGTTCGCCGATGGTTTTCTCGCGCACGGGTCTTGTCATAGGCGTTTAGCGTCCTCCGAACGTGCTCGTTCGAGCGTCTGCTAGGTCGATTTTCCACTCGAATACCTGCACGGTTTTGCCGAGGCGCACGGCAGGCGGTGCGATGATCCATGAACGCGGGCTCGTGAGGATGAGAAAGCCGCCGCTGTCTCGCGCTGTGAATACGCCAGCGGCTGCGCCGTTTAGCGTCGAGATGTCGATCGCGAGCTGCGAGCTCAAGACGGTATTTGCGTCGGCGGTCTGCGCGTACTTGAGCGTGACGGTCGCGCTGAAATTGTTGGTGCGCGTGCGAGTCACCTCGCCGTCGGCGCCCACGTATTTCGTGAACCAGTCTTCGGTCCAATCGACGGTCATCACCTCGTCTTCGGCGTATCCGCCTGTCGACAGGATGGTCGTGTTTAGACTGATTGTCAGCTCGTTGATATTCCAGGACTTGAAACCCATGGCGTGTTGTGTCCTTTGCGCTCGAGCTGGTTAGACCTGCACAATGCCCACTACGCGCACCTTGTGAATCGCGCCTGCGAGCACATACGTGTATTTCATGTCGGGCAGAATGCGCTGCGTTTTGAGGTTCGGATCGATGGTCGCGAGCGCAGGCGCGGTCGCGCTGAACGGCTGCTGTCCGTCGATGATGCCGCGCGTAATGCCCTCGAGTATCTGCGAGTAGATCTCGGACCGCACGAGCTCGATACCCGAGGCCGTATAGGGCACGACGTCATTGTTGCGCAGCAACGCAACGATGCGATCTTCGATCTGCACGTCGAACCAATCGATCGCGACAGTGACGTCGAGGTAGCGACCGCTCGCCGCCCAGCCCCACAGCGTGAAGCCGAGGCCCTTGATGTTGATGTAACAGTCGGCGCTTTTGCTCTTGAGTGCGCCGCGCTGCGACGCGTCGGGCGTCGCCATCGTGACGGCGTTGAGCCCCTTGTTGCTGAACGTGATCGGGCCTGGGAGCTTGGGCAGCAGCGCGCCGCAGACAGAGGCGTCGAGGTATTCGCCGGGGTTTGGGTGCCACCATATCGAGGTGCGGCTGTACTTCGCGGCCTGCAGCGTGCTCGCGATGTCGGTCGTTGAGCTCGAGGGTACGTCGCTCGCCGCTGTAGCAGACAGATAGAGGCAGCGCTCGGGCTCGGCCCACGCAGCCGCTGCAGCGACTGCAGACGTGCCGGGCACGAGCATCACCAGCGCATACCAGTCGCCGTCAAACGCTCGGATCGCAGCGAGGTCGGTCCCGATGGCGCCTGCGGGCGTTGCAGCGGCTGTCGTGTCTGCGAGCAGGAGGTTTGACGAAATGCCGCTGATAGCGTGCACGACGTTCGCAGTATCCGACGTGACGGTGACTGCCGCGGTGCCAGTGGCTGTCACGTCGACGATCGGGTTGATGGCAGTGATGAGCGCCTGCACGACGTCGGCCGCGGTGCTCGGCGGCGACAGCACGATATCGACTGCGGTGCCGTCGATCGTGATCTTGTAGTGCTCGTTCGTGGCACTTGGCGCGGTCGGCGTGAGCGTAAACGTCTGGGTGAAACTCGCGGTCATGCGACCGACCTTGAACGTCGGCGGCGAGGGCTGTTGGCTCTTGAGTTGCCGAGCGGCGAGGTAAAGCGATGACGTCTGCGGCACGTTGTAGGGTGCCTTGGTCATGTCCGAGGCGTCGTTGAACGTGCGCACGCGCTCGGGCCAATACGTGTGATTTAGCGCTATCAGCGGTATGCCGAAACCAAACTTAGTCACGGTAGCGTCGGCGACGCTCACTGTGTGCTCGATGACTTCGATCTCAGATCCTGCCATGGGAATAGGCCTCTATTTGTCGATCTGCCGCTCGGGCACGTTGATCAGTTGAGTGTCGAAGTTGAATGGCGCGCCGACAGTGCCGCTCACACGCACGTGTTCGATCGTGCCGATGGTTTCTGCGGGCAGGTCGTCGGCGCCGCATTCGCAGAACGTGTCGTATGAGTAGAGCAGCCGCAGCTCGAGGCTTGCCGAGCTCTCTTTACGAAAGTCGAACACGTGATTTAGGTCGACGAGAATGCTCGGGCCGTCGAGGCCGAAACCTAGATCGCTGAACAGCGCCTGCGTGCTCGGCAGAAAGAGCGCATCGCGCATTCTCTCGAGGTAGCGAAACGCTCGGCCCCATGGTGTGCCGTCGCGCGTAAACACGATGGTCTGCAGCGTGATCGCGCGGTTGCCGACGATGCGGACAAGCGCATCCTGTCCCGGTCCCTGCGAGACGTAGCGGATCTCGTCGCTATTGAGCGCGATGTCGGAGATGCCATAGCCCGGCGAGCCGAGCAGGTTTAGGCGCGCCTTCGGGTAGCCTTGAGCGCCGAGCGGCTCGCCCTCCCAATACACGTCGTCAAGCTGGATGCGCGTTGTCCTCGCGATCCAGGTTTTCATGCCGTCGGCGAAGGCCTGCCAGTCCATCTAGGCAGTGCCTCCAAGCTTGTAAGTGATGCTGCGGCGCAGCGTCCCATACTGGACGAGCGGCACGTCCGAGCCTTTACGCTTCTTTGTGATCTCGGACAGTGGCGGCGGTATGTGCGCTGTGATCCGCTGCTGAATGATCCGCACGGCCTCTTGCCCGAGCAACTGCAGCGCATAGGCCTCTGATATCGGTCCGTGCGGGTCGGCCTCGCCGAGCAGCACGCGGCGACCGAGCGTGAAGGCCGTATCAGCGAGCTCCTTTTGGTATTGGTCGATCGCATCGCGGATAAACGAGCGCCGCGGCACGCCGAGGCCGAACTCGTGAATCGTGCCTAGCTGAACGTTGGTGAGGCCGTCGTCGCGATGCTCGGCGTCGCCCTCGGAGCCTTGGATACCGACGAGCACATAGGCGCTGCCGTCGCTCATTGACTCGACGCGCTCGCCTAGCGCCTTCCATCCCATGTCCTTATCGGTGACGGTCATATCACCAGCGCGAGCACGTTGTAGGCGGCCTGTAGTTGATTGAACGTACGCTCGTAGATGCTTCGCGCGCCGTCTGGTTCCTTGGTCGGGTCGAGGCGCGCGAACTCTCCGACGGGCGCGAGCGCGAGCGTCGCCGCTGTCAGGTATTTCACGAACAGGTCGCGCGTCGGGTCGTAGCTCGTTCCGTCGGGCAGCGTTACGGGGTTCGCGCCCGAGAGGTCGAGCGCGATACGAGCTTCGGAGTCGCCGAGCTTGGCGGCGACGAGCTCATACTTCACGCGAGCGAACTCGGGAAACTCCACGTAAAACTGCTGAACGGTGATGGTCATGGCCTAGCGTCTGCGAGCGGTCGCCGGTGGCGTTGGATCGGGCAGCTCGGGCAGCGGCGTCGGAGTCGGCAGCTCGGGCAACGGTGTTCCCGTGGGCGTCTCCGGCGGCAGCGTTGGAGTCGTGGGAGGCGTCGGCATCGGACAGACGACAGGCGGCGGCGGATCGAAGCGATGATCCTCGAACGTAGGCAGCGAGTAGGTCACGCTGCCGTCGGCGACGAACGGCGCAAAGGGCCCGACGAGCGCGTATCCGACAGGCTCGACGTCCTCGGCGGAGACGATGACAGTCACGAGCGGGGGAAACTTGAGTAGCTTGCTCGGCGACTGCACCCACAGAATGCGCGCCGTTCCGTTGGTTACTGTTGCGTCTGGCATGGTGGTGTAGAGCTCTCTTGCGTCGTGCTGTGAGGGTTGCGGCTCGAGGGTTAGATGCCGTCCATGTAGACAGCGGACAGCGGGTATTCCCAGCAGACGCCGCCTGCGCGCGTCCACGACTCGACGGACAGCGCGAGGTTCTTAGGCTGCGGTGGCAGCTCGCGCGGCGGCATGGTGAGCTCGAAATGCACGTAGCGAGGATCGCGCCGATACCAGAGAGCGCGCGGACCGTTGCCGCCGCTGTTTGCAGCTGATAGCGGCAGCCACCAGTCGACGTTAGTCACGTAGGCGCTGCGCTGCAGGTATACGCGCAGGATCGTGTCTTCCGGGTCCGAGCCTGCGCCGGTGTAGAGTGGCGTGTTCTGAATGTAGCGAAATTTCGCGAGCGGCAGCAGCAGTGTATCCGGCGACTCGACACCTTGCGTCGCCGTCACGATGCTGTCCTCGGCGGCGATCATATCCTTCAAAACGTCGTCGGGCGTCTTCGTGCCTGCGCCCCACGCAGAGCCAGCGCCGACAGTGGTCGCGGCGATTACCGGGACATTCGGATGATTGAGCAGGCCTTTGATGTTCGTTCCGACCTGCCCGAGAGAGGCGAGTTTCTCAAATCGCAGCTCGAAGCCGCGGCGCACTGCGTCGGCCTGTAGGTTCTGATAGTTCACACCGGCCATTGAGGCGCGCTCGATGTCGAGCACGGTGTAGTCGTAACCGAGCGCCCAGCTGGCGATATCGTAACTTAACTTCTGCGCGGTCACGCCTACGCGTCTGATGTCGTCGGAGAAATTCGCGACGATCTCAGCCATGCCCACCGCGTCCCACATTTTATAGGACCATGTCTCAGCGCCCGCAGGCGCCTCGGATGTCACGGGCACAAACTGACGCCACTTGAGCTCGGGCCTGTGAATGTCGCGCAGGCGCGCCGAGATGTATTCGAGGTCGCGCCCGAATAAGGCGGTTTCGTTCGCGTCGAGGCGCCCGATGCCGTACACGCTTGCGCGCGTGTGTGCCATCGCGAGCACGACGTTTGCGAATGCTTGATCGTCGAGGCGCTGTCCGAGCTGCGCGAGTTGCAGCTCGAGCAGGTTCGCGTCGAGCCGGTCGATCGTGTGCGCATTGACGAGTGAGCTAGTGGGCATGGTGCGAGACTTTCCGAGCGATGGAACGCGCTAGGTGTGGACG